GCCTATGTCTCTGTTAGGCATATTATACACAACCATTACTGGCAGTTTGTCGCCACTTCGTTTAAACAGTCTGTGTAAACTTTTGTGTAAATTTTTTATAGGTTTAGCACTACGATTGCCGTACCAGAGACTAAGTGGATATTTAAATATTTCTTTTGTTAATGGATATTGTTCTTGATAGTCTTTTACACGATTCCAATCAAAGACCCAGAATGGATACTTCATACACGTCTAACACTTCTTTTCATGTTAGCATATTTTTTAACAAGTTTATCTCTTTTCTTTATTGCTCTTTGTAGTTTGAAATCGCTTATATAAGATAGATTAAGAACACCGTGTAAATGATCCGTTTCGTGTTGAAAGCATCTAGAATCCATGCCTTCCAATTCCAGTATTTGTTCTTCGCCTTTTCTATCTTGGAAAGATACTTGTACTGCTTCTGGTCGCGAAACATGAAAAAATAAACCCGGAAATGTTAAACAACCTTCTTCTAAACTTGTTGTTTCTTCTGATTGGAATAAAATTTTAGGATTGTAAACAGCAATATTGCCTAATGTGCTGTGACTCATTACAAACATTTTTACAGGGTTGCCTAGTTGAGGAGCGGCAAGTCCTAGACCCATTCTGTCTCTCATTAATTGAAACATTTCTTGTTCAACTGTTTGCCAAACAATGTCAGTTTCTAATGGATCAATATCTGCTGGGTTATGTAGTGCTGGATGTTTTGGTTCAACTAATGTGTTGTTCCATAGTGTTGCGTATTCCATTATCTTTTCCAAGTAAGTGTGTTATTAGACAATGTAATGCTGGGCACGTTCTCGTATTCGTCACCGTAATCACTCCAATACCATGGATCTAAATGATATATGTATGCTTCGCCTTCTGTGGTATTAACTTTATCTCTGTGATAAAAGTTTGCTTCTTTGTCTTTCTGATGGCCTTCGATAGCATCGCATAAGTCTAAAAAGTCTTCACCGCCTTCCCAAACTTCGCCTAGTATATCATGTGTGCCGTTTACTACTACACCTGGAAATGCTCCTAGATCTATCATATTAAATTTACTGCCGATAGTTTTAGCAATTCCTAACTTTGTCTTTTCAACATCAGCAAATTGGGGACTATCTAATCCTCGTGTAGAGTTACCTGATTTCAGTGTACCGTATACAAATATTTTTATAGTTTCTTCCATAGTGCCCTTATTATACTACTATTTATAGTATATGTCAACTATTATTTCTGATGTTTAGGAAGTTTTGCTTCAACAAACATCTCATGTATTCGCTTGACAGGATTGTACTTTTTCATTTTAAGTTTCCTGTTTTCTTGTATCAATGTTTTTGTCTTAACTGCAGTGTAGTGATATGTATGACTATCACGTGTTTCACTTTCTGGTATTAAATATACTGTAACGTTCTTTTTTTTGCCTTTTGTTGCCATACTACTATTTATAAACCAGAGCCTAATCCCACTGATTCATCACGTATTTGCTTCCAATCTTCAAAAGGGTCTACGTCACCTGATTTAACTTTACCAAAGTATTCGCTTGTTTCTGTTTGACCAATCCTATCGCAATACCATGCTATTTTATGAATAATAGCATCTCTTGTCTTGATCATATTTTCATTCATTAAGTCATTTGGATCTGTTGGATTGCCTTCTGCGTATTCTCTACTTCTAAATATTCCGTCATCGTTATTTCCAGTAAGATCGAATCTGTCATGATATACATCTACAGGTATATCTTTAATAATACCTAATGGTTTAGCAATTAGGTTTAGCCACGCATCATTTTGTGCGTTTAAACTAAAGTTACCTATTAATCTACACCAGTCTGTTGGGATGACAGGAAACAATGCGTATGGGTGCGTATGGTTAGTTTGATTAAATTTCAGTAAAGCAAACTCGTTATCAAATTTGCCTATTTCTAAATCCCAATCCTTTGTTTCCATAATAGCATCGTCATTCCATAACATTAGCCATTCGCCGTTTGCTTGGCCCCATAACTGATTCATATATTGATGAAGGTTTTTATAACCCAGTCTGTCAAACAGTACTGCTTGTACATCTACATTATATTCGTCTTGTAATTTATTTTGGAACTCGTCGGTTTGAACAAAGTCCAATGTTGCTGTGTCATCATTATCAATGCCTAGCATAATTTCGACATTTTCTGAATCACTTACATTCGTCATTAAACTGTCTATACTTTTTTCAAGTAATTCAGGACGTTCTCTTGTTGCTAATAGTATACTTATTTTTTTCATTTCTTTTTACTTAGTTGAATTTTATTTTGTTGTTGCTGTGGCTGTGTTTTTACTTTGTCCGATGCTCCTATAACAAACGGTCTTTGATCTGGGGAAACATAGGTACTAGAAGTTGATTCACCTGTTAGCATTTTCCTTACGTTACCTCTAAAGGTATAGTGCCCTACATGGTTGAGTGCTACCCTAGGATCTAACCAAATATCACCACCAATCTGTTGCCAACGTCTACAGAATGTATAATCTTCTGACAAGTAACGTCTGCTTTCTGGATCAATAATACAGTCAAATAAGGCATACATAAATGGCTCAAACTTGTTATCAATGTTTAAATCATTTGCGTATTTTGTTTCAGGAAATTTATCAAACATTTCTTGTATGACATTTTTCTTAATCATCATAAATCCTGTGCCAGCATCAAGCAGTTTTATTAAGTTATCTTGTATTTGTACATTAGGAATTTTATTGCCTTCTTCGTCTTCTGGATAATCAAAGTTTGTTACATAGTTTGAACTATGCCCTTCGATTGTTTCAGGTGTTTCGTTTAAATTAGGCGACCTTGCGGCATTTAATATACTATCCCAGTTAAGTGCCTTTTTAGGATATGCGCCTGTAATTACTGGCTTGTCGTATGCTAACATTCTTAGCACATCTTCTGGCTGATATTCAATATCCGCATCAATGAAGAACAAGTGTGTTGCTTTTTCATTCTCCATAAAGAAACTAACTAGTGTGTTTCTTCCTCTAGTAATAAGACTTTCGTTTGCCAGTGTACTTAGTGTAAACTCTACATTAAATCTATTCATTAATAAAATTAATCTAACTAAACTTCTTAAGTATGGTTCTGCTACTTGCCCACCATAGCATGGTGTAGCAATAAATAAATGCTTACCTTGAAATGCTTCTACTGGTATTTCGACTTTTCTATCTAGTAAACTAAACAGTATTTCTTCTGCTTGAATTTGTTCAGGTGTTAAGTTTGCCTGTGCCATAACTGCTGTTGGTTCTAAGTTATTTGTTTCAGCAGATTCTTTAGGACCTGAGTATTTTTTATTTCTTGGTTTTTTATTCCGTGCCATCTGTGTTCCTGTTAGTAGTGTGTATGTTTATTTATATAAATGGAGCCACCGGTCAGATTCGAACTGACGACCTACTGATTACAAATCAGTTACTCTACCGGACTGAGTTACGGTGGCTTTACTAGATATTATTTACTAAATGAGTGAGTGATTACTCGGGTCTTTTGGATACAAACTTATTGAGTTTTTCTGCTTCCTCAATAACTTCTTCTGCCGTTGGCATGTACTCTGCTTTAGAGGCTTTTGCTTGAAGGATTAACCTTGCTTCTTGAATTAATTCTAACCGAATTTCGTATGGTGTTTTACTGCTCATATTTTTTTATTTACTATATGTTTTATACACAATCATTCAGTGTATTCGTTACATGTATTTACCTTATCTGTCAGATAAATCTTCTTTATACTTTTGCTTACGAGGTAGAGTTTTTGTACGGTCGCGTTGGACTTTATGACCATATGGAGTATCACGTGTGAACAACTCTTTCGCATAGCGAACTTTGGGTTGTTGAATTGATCTGGGTTTTTGCCTTTTCATAATAGTATTTATTATACACTGATAATTAAACTTGTCAAGAGTAATAAACTAGTTATACTGCCTAAGAAAAATAATGCTACTAAAAAGGCAAACCATATTATTGATATTGGTTTTATTTCAAACTTGCCTTCGCTCTTTTTGCCAACGCCAAGCACGGCCTTTAATGCGCCTTTAATCAAAATATATATGAGTTAACTAACATAACTGCTAACATCATACCAAATACTACAACTTGTATGACTGCCGGAATAACTACAAACATCTGCATTACATCAAAGTCTCCTTTCATAAAATAGTCAGTTTCAAACCACTCTGCTTGTTCTTCAGGTGTTGCGTCTCTTACTTGTAAGGTATTGGTGTCCATGGTAGTATCCAGTATTTAAAAATTATTTTTCGTAAACGGTTAAGAGTCATTCTTTGGTTCCAAATAATAAGGGGTGTGATTCACATCTCGTAAGCCACGCAAAATACCTGCTACATTATCAGTTTGTGCGGCAAATAGCAAAATCATATAGCATAGTGTGTATTTCACTATGGTGTAACACCAAAGATGCTAACTATAAAAATTGCTGTAAGCAATGTTATTTCAATTTGTGATTTGAGTTTTTGTACTCTTGGGTCGTTCATTGTTGTCTGCTGTTATGCCCAAAAGTTGGATAACGCAACATACAACCTAGTATGTCATACAGATTAATCTAAAATGTGGGCAAAAATAATATAAAAGTAAGTTATATCCTTTTATACAGTCTATTTATAATATATTTAATTTAAGTAGGGGTTTTAGGAGGTTTTGAGAATAGCAATATCTTTTGGATTATTACAATGCTCATGTGGACACACAACACCAGACGGTGTTGGTAATTCAAACTGGTCAGTGAACACGTTGCCATATGTTTTTGCGCCACACCAACTGCTAACAATGTTGCCACGCATGTCAATATTAAACCCACGTTCGCCAATATGGCAGGTCATGCCTTTAAACTTATTCATGCCTTGATTCATTATTTGATCTGGTTCCATATACTGTATACTATTATCGCTCGACATAACTGTAAACAAAAATTCCCCTTGATTGTCTTTAGGGGGAGTATGGATTATAGGTGGTTGATGGGGCGGAGGCGCAGGATCTATTTCCCATGCTGGTAGATTTATTATTCGCCAATCGTTGCCGTCATAATTGTAAAAAGGATCTTGCTTACTGCCAGGGCCTAGTAACTTTTTGTACATAGTTTTTATATCAATATTAACACCGTAGTAGTCTTGTACTTTATTGTTTCTGTATACTTCTCTTAATCTTTTTTGTAATATTTCGATATCAGGTAAACTGTCTTTTACTCCTGCTAAGTGATAACTTGCTGGAACTGTATCACTAATTTCGTCAGCCATAGCAATTAAATCATCTTCATGCATACTGTTAATATGAAAACTAATAATTAAGTCATCTATATAATGCTTTGCTTTGTTCCACCAGTTGCGTGATCTACTACCGTTAGTAAACACAATACTTCTGCCGTTATGCTCTTTTATTTTTTGTAGTATATCTAAGAAGCCTGGAATAGTTGTTACTTCACCGCCAATTAGTTCAAAGTTTACTGTTTTGTTTTGTTTAGTATAATGTGTACATATTTTATCTATAACATCTAAATATACATCGGTGTTTTGCCAACCTAAACTTCCGTCATGTAATTGCTTTGGACAGTATTCACAATCAAAGTTACAAAAATTACCCATACTCCATTGTATGGTAATATCATTTGGTTCTTCGTTGCTTCTAGGTCCATGGACTTTAACTATTGACATTGATTCTCTTTTCAACATATATGTTTGGACCAAATTCCATGCCCTCATCAAAATAATCACCTACTGTTACAAACCCAAATTTAGTGTATGCCGGTAAAGCACTTTTACGAGGTATACTCCATATCATATTACATTCCTCTAGTATTGCTTGATGCTCAGTCATTGTAAAAAGTATCTGTGCTACGCCGTGTTTTCTATATGACGGATCAACCCATATACCTCTGCTTCTATATTGTGCGTCTGTAGTACGATGTCCGCTATTCACACCTACTAATTTATTATCTATGTATGTTCCCCAAAATATAGGCGTGTATTCAAATATACTCATATCGTATTGATTAGGATTATTTTCAAATGGCCACGTCATAGCACTATGTGGTTCTATGGCACTTACTCTTTTAGGCCATAGTTCTGCTTTCCATATTGTACAAATTTCGTCAAATGTTATTTTTGTTGTTATCACAGTAGTATTTATTTTTTACAGTCAAAAAAATAGGCTGTTCCCAGCCTACTTTTTATATTAATATTCTATTTACTTTAATTGGAAACCACCAAATGCGGCTTGCATTCCTTTAACATAATCAATTTCTTCTGTATCACTACCGTCTACAACAAAGTACGACTCTTTGGCATCGTCTCTCATATCGTCTGTAATTTCAGATCCTGTAAAGAAACTATAACTAAAGTGTCTGTTATATTCAGTGTTATCGCTCTTGGTTGCTGTTAAAATAAAGTTATATGTCTTATCTTCTGTTATGGTTGCTGTTACACTTGTATTGGCAGTTAATGCCCAACCATCACTGGCATTACCTGTAATTTGTAATGCTGGTGGTAAAGCGGCAAAGTCTGAACTAGCAATGCCTGTAACTGTATTTGCTACATCTAAAGAAAGATTAACTGAACCTGCGCCACTGATTAGTGTTTCGCCTAATGAGCCTGCGTTAGTATTCCAAACTGTTGCGTAATATTCGTTTTCTAAATAAACAATGTTATTTGGAGTTGTGCTATATAAAGTTGGATCCTGGAATAACATACCTGTTAGTGATTGTGATATTACAAAGTCTTTAACTTCATTTGATCTATGTCCTTCATTTCTTTGAATTGCTACAGCGGCAATACCGCCTACTATTGCTGTTGAACAACTAGTACCTGACGCACTTACTACAAGATTGGCTTCTGCTACGCCATCATATCCGCCACCTTCGTTTCTATTGTGGATTGTTGCTACATTAACTCCAACACCTGGAGCAAATACATCAACTTCTTCACCACCATTTGTTTGTAAGCCTGTGCCTTGTTCAACTACTGTACCAGCATCATTTGAGAAAGTTGGAACGTTATCTGAGGCATCACTTGCCCCTACTGTTAATATACTGTTAAGTCCACCTGGTGAAAAATTATCAACATCGCCACCGGCATTACCTGCCGCGGCAACTATTGTAAAACGTCTTTTCCACATGTAAGTAACTAGTCTATCTAGTGCTTCTGATTTAGGAAAAGTAAATGCCATAACTATAACTGCTGTTCTGTAAGTACCATTAGTGTCTAATGCTGAATTCTGATTTCTGTGAGTCATAATTGAGTTTAAGCCGTGTGCTACTGCTGAAATATCAGCAGATCCGTCTGCGCCACTAACTTTTGCTACACCAAGTTTGGCATGTCTGGCAACACCTAGTGTTTCGCCTACTACTAAACTTGCCATTGCTGTTCCGTGTCCGTGATCATCTGCTACAGTAAATAATGTTGTATCATTGCCAGCGGCCATGTAGTCGTTAAAAGACCCATGTTCTGGATTATGAACTCTTTGTACTATAGCATTTGCAAATTCTGGGTGATCTACATCACATCCACTATCTACTACATATACTGTTGCGTTATCACCTTCAAAGACAGGATCGAATGTTGTTCTAAGAGGAAGATTTCTTGTAACTACTCGTTGTTTATGCCATTCAGTTGTGCTTTCGCTGATAGCAAGAGTTGATACATTTGAACCTGCTCCTACTAATTCTGTTGCTACTACATTTGCTATGCCGGTGATAGAACCGATACTAGCATCGTCTATAGTTAATTCGTAAAATCCAGCATCAATGTGCGGAAACGTATTAACAATAGTCGCGCCTGCGTCTACTAGTTGTTGTTTTTGTATTACTGGGTCAAAGTCAGCGGTTGCAAAATCGTCATCGATTATGTGATTTTTCATTGATACAAAATAGTTTTTGTCTGCCATATTATTCTTCCTTCAATATATAATTTACGATCTGGTTTGCTTCATTGTCAAAAACTGTAACCGATCGGGACATTGTTTCTCTAAAATACTTGTCAAACTCTTGGAGTAACATGTCTTTACCTAAGTATTTATCTGAATAGAACTTTTTGATACCCTCAAAGCCAGTATATTTAGTTCTAGGTAAAGCGAACAAGTTGTTTGGTGTGTATATGTGATTTACTTTAAAGTTGTATTTATCTTTTTTAAATGATCTAAAGTTTTTAGGATTATCTACTTGGTTAAAGCCATGTGCCATTATACCGTCTCGGTATTGCCACACATTATAATCCAATAATTCTGTGAATGTGACTGCTGTATGATTAATCATATTATTAGTAAATGTTAACGCCATGTCAGTAGTACAATTATAAAAATCTGAGATAGAGTTATCGTTGCGTTTATTTAACACTTTATCAAATACCCATAATGACGTAGGCTTTGTCATAAAATCTATATCGTTAAGCAAGTCGTTATTATAACTAAAATCACTTAAAACAGATTCTAGGTCTGTGGAGTATTTCCTAGCATTATACAATAAGTTTGTAAATATTTTTTGATGTCCAGAGTATAATATGTTGCCGTCAATCTGATCAAACGCATACAAAATAGGCGAAAATTGTGGACTTACACATTGATATTCACGAGCATATTTCATACACTTACCTGAATTAAAAAAATCTATTATATCAATATCAATTATAGTCGGGGTTATGTTTTGTTTCTTACAATAGTCAAATGCGTATTTTATATCATAATCATTTAGCACTTTATCTTGATGTGTGTATGTTACAATTATAGGTGTGAATCTGATATTACCTTTTATTAGTATGTTGGCAATATTTTCGCTATCAACACCACCACTTAGAAATAAATTATAATTGTTTTCTTGTAAATATTCTCGTAGATGTAACTCGACATAGTCTACTACATTGTTTTCGATGTTGGGATTAGTGGGTATAGTTGTAGTTGTATATGGTAGCGAAATATCTGCTGTTAGATGCGACAGTCGTTCACCAAAAGGATTTTGTCTAAATTGAGAAATTAATTGTCCACGAAAGTCATACGCATTTTTAATTTCTAGGTCTTGTGTAATTGGAGTAGAGTATAACTTTGATTCTTTAGTTATGCCTACTGTGGCTGTTGGAATCATCCAATATTAACTCTGACGGCTCCACCTGTTAGTTCATGGCCGCATGTAGCAGGATCACCTGCTCTTGCCGCCGGCTTGCCGTCTATTGTGACTTTATCAGAGCCTGTTGCTATTGTAACTTTGGCGTGTGGTGACTTACCATGTGCTTGTATAGGGTCGCCTTCACGGGCGGCGGCCATACCTTCAATCTTGACTCGTTCAGTTCCCTCCATAACAGGGCCTCCTGCGATTGACATACTTTTTGTGGCGGCTATTGGCATAATAGTATTTATGCCTTTGCTAGGGTTATTCCGGTAGTGCCTTCGATGTACTGATCAGCAAGATCTTTTAATGTGTCCATAGTACAAAATACTTGTTCGATAGAAATAGTAATTGGCTTGGCGGCATCTGCACTAAATAACCATGGCATTAGTCCTAGTCCTTGTGGAGTAATACTTACAGCCATTGGTTTTTCAAACGTAATACCTTTATCGTCTTGACTAACAAAACGTGTAATAATTTCAGTATCGCTGATTAATTTAATAGTGACAATATCGCCTTTGGCGTGTGGTTTTTGTATTAACATGTGTTTCCTCTGTGTATGTGAATATTTATATTAAAGTGAGAATCCGCTAAAGGATTCTTTGTCGACGTCTTGCTTTGTACCACCAATAACATAACTGCTAATTTCAGTTTCTTGTGGTGCTACTTGCACTTCACCACCTGTGATCCATGCCTGAGTCCATGGTAATGGATTTGTACCAGTGTTAAATATTTTTTCTTGTCCTACGGCGTGCATCCTTTTGCCAGCAATAAATTCTACATACTGTTTAAGCAGTTCTGCGTTTAGTCCAATAATGCTACCGTCTTTGAATAAGTAATCTGCCCAATTCTTTTCTTGCTCTACAGCATCTAAAAATAGTTTTGTACAATCGTCATATGTCTCTTCGCGAATCTTCTCAAAGTCTTTGTCTTCACGTGGTAAAAGTTTCAGCATTTGTTGTGTACTTGCTAAGTGGACGTTTTCATCTCTAGCAATCAGTTTGATAATTTTAGCATTACCCTCCATTTTCTTAAGTTCAGCAAATGCCCAACTACAAGCAAAGGATACATAAAAACGTACACCTTCTAATATGTTTACACTCATCAAGCACATCCAAATACGTTTTTTGTGTTCGTATTCGTTGTACTTAGCACTACCTGAATCCCTTAATCTGTTATATTCAATTAACGAATTATAATATTCTGTAATACTGTCTGAGCAGTCTACAATCTCGTTTACGCTCATCATCTCATCAAAAACTTTGCTCGGGTCAGGATATACGTTTCTTATGATATGTGTATAACTTT